GCCGAACACCTGGCCGGCGCCGTCGACCAACGGCCAGGCCTCGCCCTGGTCGGCCATGTCGCGCAACGTGCGCAGCTCGGCGTGCGTGCCGGCGATCTCGGGCAGGATCAGGCCGGAGAGCGTCACCTCATCCTCGCCGGGCCCGAGATATTGAGTCGCAGGCCTGGCGCCGACACGATCGGTCGAACCGTGGCGCCAGGCGGTGCGGCGGTCGCGGTCCTGGAACGGCACGGTCGCGCGCTCGAAAACGAACAGGCCGAGGGACATCAGCATCAGGCGAGCTCCACCGCGAGGCGGACGCCGGCGCCGCGCACCGTCTCGACCAGGCCGGCGGGTGCGCCGGCGTGGCGCAGCTTGGCACGGACGCGGCTGAGCAGCACCGCCACGCAGTTGCCGTCGCCGTCATGGCCGATCCGCTCGGCGATGGTCTCGTGCCGGGTCAGCCTGCCCTTGGCGGCGACGATGCTGCCGAACAGCAGATGCTCGGCAGCGGTGAGCCGGAGCGGCATGCCGGCCCAGCTGCTGACCCCGCGCGGATCATGCGCCAATGCGCCGATCGCGATCGGCTGCTCGGCCGCAAGGTTGTGGCCGCAGCACGGACAGAAGGTGACGGTCTCAATCGTCATCGCGATACTCCGACCGCTTGGCGGCCGCATCGGCGCGCTCGCGCTTGTCGAGCTCGCGCCTGACCGCCTCGGCGATGTCCTCGGCCGATTGGCCCGGCTGCCCATAGATGTTGATGATGACCGGCGCGCGGGCGGCCGAGGTCGCGTTGGCCGCGCGGCTGGCCGCGCTGCCCGGCGGCGCGGTGCCGGCGAGCGCCGGGACCGCGGTGATCGCCGCGGCGCTGACGGCCGCGGCGCTGGCCATGCGCTGCGCCACCTGGCCGATGCGGGCGATCGGCTTGGCCGCGCCACGATCGACGCCGATCGCCAGGCCCTGGGTGAGGAACTCGCCGAAGCCGGCGAAGACGCGCGACGGGGACTTGATGCCGAGCGCGTTCTTGAACCAGCCCTTCACGCTTTCGGCAATGCCGAGGATCCTGGACTTGAGCGCGCCGATCCGCCCCATCACGCCATCGATCAAGCCCTGGATCAGGTTCGCCCCGACCTGCTTGAACGCCGCCCATTTCTGGCCGAGCCAGCTCATGGCGGCGGTGAAGGTGGCCTTGATCTTATCCCACTTGGTGTAGATCAGATAGGCCGCCACGCCGATCCCGACCGCCAGGGCGATGAACGGGTTGCTGAGCATCGCGACCGTCAGGATGCGGAAGCCGGTGGCGACGAGGCCCAGCCCTCGGCCGAGCATCAGCATCCCGGGCACGCCGGCGGTGATCGCGAAGCGCATCATCGCGAACGGACCGAGCAGCGTGCCGACGACGATCGCCAGCGCGCCGGCGGTGACGAGCAGGCCGGCAAGCGCGCCGCCGGCGAGGATCAGGCCGCGCGCGAGCTCGGGGTTGCGATCGGCCCAGGCCCCGAACTTCTCCGCCAGGCCGCCGATCACGTCCATCGCCCGCGCGGCGGCGGGCAGCAGCACGTTGCCGACGCGATGGCCGAGCGATTGCATGCGCGCGCCGAAGCGGGCGGCCTTGGCATTGGCATCCACCATGCGCTCGGCGAAGTCGCGCTCGACCGTGCCCTGCGCCTGCAGCGCGCTGCTCCGGATCCGGCGATACTCGTCCAGGTTCTGGATCAGCGGGCGGAGCGCGGCCTGGACCTGGGCGTCGCCGAACAGGAAGCTGAGCTTCGACAAGTCGCCTTTAGTGGCCTTGGCCGCCAGCTCGGCGATCGCCTCGATCGGCGACTTGCCGGCGGCGGCCGCGGCCTTCATCGCCTTCGGAAGATCGATCCCGAATTCCTTGAAGTTCTTGATCGCTTCTTCGGTGTTGATCTTGTTCAGCAAGTTCTGAAGGTTGTTGGCGGCGGTCGAGGCGTCGCCTGCGCCCTTCCGGGTGATCTGGAGCGCGGCCGACAGGTCGGCGACGGCGCCGACTCCCTTTTGCCCCAGCGCCTGGGCCGATGCGGTCAATGCCGGGAAGTGCGCGGCCATGTCGCGCACCTCGAACGCGCCGGCCTTGCCGGCCTCGGCCATGACGTCGAGCATCCTGGCGGTCGAGGAGACCGGCACCTTCAGATTGTCGATGCCGGAAAAAGCGGCTTTGGACAGGTCGAGGATGTCGGCCTTGTAGGCGGTGGCCGCGCGGCCGAGCGGCGCCGCCAGCTGCTCGCCCTGCTTCGGGCTGAGGCCGAAGCCGGCGAGCGCGTCGACCGCCTCGGCAAGCTTGGTCGGGAGCTGGCCGACCTTGGGCCCGAGCCGATCGAACACCTGGCCCATGCGCTCGCCTTCGGCGCGGGTCAGGTTCGCCTTCTGGGCGATGTCAGTCATCTGGCTCTGGAAGTCGCCGGCGCCCTTTGTCGCGGCCGCGATCGGCGCGCCGACGGCGATGCCGGCGCCGACCATGCCATAGCCCGCCGACCGCATGCGGTCGCCGGCGGCCTGCATGTTCTCCATCTTGGAGCGGGCGCGGCCGACGCGCTCCAGTTCGGCCTGTTGCTCCTTCAGCCGCTTGGTCGAGGTGTAGAGCCGATCCGCGAAGTTCGCCTCGGCGCGGCCGAGATCGGCGACGTCGATGCCGGCGGCATCGAGCTTGCGGGCATAGGCCTGCAGCTCGGCGCCGCCCTTCTCGAGCTTGCCTTCGAGATCCGCGACGACGCGCTGCGCGCCGGCAAGCCCCTTGGCCAGGCGGGTGCTTTCGCCGCCGGCGTCCTTCATCTTCGCCTCGAGCTCGGCGACGCGGCCGCGCGCGGTCGTCAGGCGTCCGGCGACGGCCTGCAGCCGCGTCTCCTGGTCCCGATAGCCCTTCACCTGGGCCGACGCCTTGTTGAGCGCGGTGATCTCGCGGCGGGTGGCGGCGATCTCGGCGCCGGCCTGCTTCGACCCGCCCGCCATCTTGCGCAGGCCGGACGTCAGATTCTCCAGCATCGCGAACTTGACGAGGAGGGAAAGCGTCTTCTCAGCCATGGCTCAGCTCTTCGGCACCCGCGCCAAGGCCTTTTCGTGCCAGCGCATCAGTTCGGCCGGGGACATCCGGCCCATGTCGGCGAGGGTCATTCCGGGCAGGACGGCGAGGATGTTCGCCATCACCTCCTCTAGATCGTCGGCAAGCTTTCCCGCCGACGCCTCGTCAGAAAAAAATCGGTCACCTTGTCCGTCAGCTCGTACAGGTCGGCCGGGTCCAGCTTGCCGGCCTCGATCGCGGTGATCGGCGGCATGGTGATGCGGGGCAGCAGCTGCAGCGTTTCGGTGACGTCGCCATTGGCGAGCCTGGCGAGGCTCAGGCCGCGCAGCTCGCCGGCGTCGGGGCGGCGCAGCTGCAGCGCGTCGAGGGTCTGCTCGCCGCGAACGATCGGGGTTTCGAGCGGGATCGGATCGGTCAAGCTCTTGTCAGTCATCGGGCCTCCTGCTTGCTTCCCGCGAAGTAGCTACTTCGCGGGATCCCTGGTCGGCGGACACGCTAAGTCCGAAGGCACGCAAAAAAGCGGCGGGCTTGTTGTAAGCCCGCCGCCCTACAACCCCCCGGCTGTTCCGATCAGAAGCCGATCGCGTTCCGGATCTGCTCGTAGCGGTCGACGCCGCCAACGCGGTAAACCATGCCGAGAATATCGATCTCGATCTCCGCCACGCCGTTGACGCTCCATTTCAGATAGGAAAGCGTCGACTGGACCTTGACCTGTGTGTCCTCGCCGGCCTTGGCGGTGCCCATGTCGAGCTCCATGTGGCGGCCGCGCACGACCAGCTCGGCCTGCACCGCGCTGCCGTCCTCGTCGGACTGGTAGGCGCCGACATAGCGGATCATCGCGCCGGCCACGCCGACCAGACCCATCTGGCGCATCACCGGCACGACCAGGCCGCCATAGGTGACGGTCAGCTCGAGCTTCTCCAGCCCCATATCGACGTCGATCGCCGCGATCATGCCGGCGCCGCGATATTCCTCGCCCTTCATCTTGATCTTGGGCAGCTCCATTTCATCGGCCTGGCCGAGGAAGGAGAAGCCGTCATTATAGGCGTTCCAGTTTTTGAGCTTGAAGGGCAGCATCGGCTTCGTCCTTTGGTCTGAGGTTCTGAGGGTCGGCCGATCAGCCCTGGGCGGCGAAGTCGGCGTAATAGCGGTCGGTGATCCGCTGATTGAGCGTCAGATCCTCGAGCGGCGCGCAGGGCGTGTAATCGTAATCGATCGTGAGCTTGCCCGAGGCCAGCGACACCGGCGTGTTCTGGGCCGGATCGACCCAGGCCGATCCGCCGATCATCCGCCCCTGCGAGATATAGGCGCGGAACTTGGCGTTGATCGTCTCGACGATGTCGCGCGACAGCTGCCTGGTGAGCGGCTTGTCGATCGCCCAGCCGAGCCCTTCGGCGATGGTGTCGCGCAGCACCTGAGCGGTGCGCACGGTCGACTCGAACGCGAACAGCGGCTCGTCCGAGCAGGTGCGGTTGCCCCAGAAACGATAGCCGTTCCAGCGCACGATCGAAGTGACGTCGGCCGCGTTCAGCACGCCGACAGCCGAGGTCGCGTCCTGGATGTCGAAATGGCGGTCATAGACGGTGCCCGACACGCCGTTCACGCCGACGTTCGACAGCGTCTTGTGCCAGCCGGTCTCCTCGTCGATCTTGGCGCGCAGGCCCAGCGCGCAGGCGATCGCGCGGCCGGTCCAGCCGGTGAAGTCATTGTCGATCAGCATCAGCTCGCGCTGGCTGAACTCCTCGCGGTAGGTGACCGCGTCGGCGACGTCGCCGTCCCCGGTCACCTGAGCATAAGCGGAGCCGCGCAGCTGCTGAGCGAGCGTGGCGAGCGCGGTCGTAACGTTCTGGCTGTTGAAGCCCGGCGTGCCGAGGATGCGCGGCTTGACGCCCAGCTGCACCTCGGCGGCGAGCAGCGCCTTCATGCCGGTGTAGCTGGGCCCGCTCATCGCGCCGATCACCGCCGTCTCGGTCGCGGCCGCGTCGACGCCCGGCGCGACCCGGACGACGACGAGCACCGGGCTCGTCTGATTGGCGATCTCCTGCAGCGCTTTCGACAGCGTGCCGTTGGTGCCGGCCTTGGCGAGCGCGGCGCGCACGTCGGTGATCAGCACCGGCTTGTCGAGCGGGAAGGCAACGGCGTCGGCGTCAGCCGCCGTCGCCACCAGGCCGATCACGGCCGAGGAGACGTCGGACAGCGGACGGCCGCCGGTCAGCGGCTCGTTGATGAAAATGCCGTGGCGCATGGGATCGAGGCTCCTCAGAAAGCGGCGGAAAAGGACAGGGGAAGGGTCAGGCGGGCGAAGCTGTTGGGCGCGGGGCGATCGGTGCGGACGCCTTCGACGTGCACGACGACCTGATAAGGCTCGGCGCCCTGGTCGACGCTGACGCGGGACAGGCGCAGGCGCGGCTCCCAGCGCGCGAGGGCGACGGCCACGGCCGCGAACATGCGGAGCCGGGTGAGCGCGTTGAACGGCTGGTCGATCAGCTCGAACAGGGCCGAACCGAAGTCGCGCCGCATCACGCGCGTGCCGATCGGCGTCGACAGGATGATCCCGATCGACTGCGACAGGTGCGCGTCGCCGTCGAGGCTGCGGCCGGTGAGAACGTCGGAGCCGGTCACACCGGCACCCCCGTCTGGGCGGCGCCGGCCTGGACGCCGCCATGCTTGTGATCCTTGAGGCTGATCGCTCCGGCCTTGACGTCGGCCTGGCCAAGCACGTCCTGTTCGACGGTCAGCCTGCCCTTCACGAGGACGTCGCCTTCGAAGGTGATGCCGCCGTCCGCGACGAGGCGGGCGGTGGCGCCGGCGGGAAGAACCGCTTCCAGCGCGTGGCTTTCAGGATCGTAAGAGATGACCGCGCCATCGGCATATTCGGTCACTTCCTTGAGCGAATCGCCGGGCAGCTCGTTGGCGTCGCTCGACAGGCCGAGCAGCGCGACGGCGGCGGTGAACTCGCCGCCCGGGCAGAGCAGCATCACCTGTTCGCCAATCGTCGGCGGCGACCAGGTCTTGGTGCCGCCGGCGCGGCCGGCAAGCCACCGGATGCTGGAGGTCTTGAGTTCGCCGGTTTCGACGACGCACCGGCGCGCGGCGAGGTCCACCTCGGCAATGGTGCCGAAGCGGATCAGCTCGCCCAGATCCGGATTGTCGGAAGCTTCGCGCATCACGATCAGTCGGGGTCGCTTTCGACCGTCACCCGGAACTGCTCGGCATTGCCCGGCGCATAGGCCGCGCGCGCCTCGACCAGCGCGAAGATCGTCTTGACGCCGGGATCGCAGTCGAAGCGGAGGTCCGCCGTCGCGCGGCCGCTGGCGCCGTCGGAATGGGCGGTGTCCACCGTCACATCCACGAACCCGATATACATGCTGGCAAAGCCGTTCGCCGAGAAGGCGGCGTTGTCGGCGGCGGCGGCGGTCGGCCGCTTGCGGAAGAAGTGGACCCGGAACTGCGCGTTCGCGGTCGTGGCGGTGCTTTTGTGCAAGCGCACCGCCTTCAGCAGGCCGGCGCCGCCGGCGCGCAGCGCGAGCTCCAGCGCGAGCGGAACGACGGCGGCCGCGGCGCCGGGGTTGGCGACCAGATCGCCGACGGCATAGGCGGTGGTGTCGGCAGGGCGGGCGAAAAGCGCGCGCGCGATCTTCGCGATGCGGGTGGTGAGCAAGGGTCGCCTCCGGATGAGCTTGGGCCGCCAGCTTGGGCGTCCGGGCAGCGGCCTGTCGAAGGGCGGGTGTTGTAGCACTCCGGCCCTACAACACGCCCGCTTTCGATCAGGCTTCGAACTCCGGCCAGCGGGGGTCGGCGGCCACATCGAACGCGGCGAGCTGAGCGGCGGTGAGGCCGGCCAGGTCCGCCTCGATCAGGTCGGACGCGGCGCGGATCGCGTTGATCCAGGCGCGCCGGGTGACGGCCGCGGCGACCTCGGCGGTGAGCTCGGCCGGGGATGCGAGGCCGTCGATCCGGTTCATCAGCTCCTGCGCGAGCGCGGCATTGTCGTTGGACTGGCGCCAGAGCGGGGCGACGGCCAGGATCCTGCGCTCCGCTTCGGTCCTGATCCCGGCCGCTCGCTCCGCGCGCAGCTGCGCGGCCGAGGGCGGGCGGGGCATGGCCGAGACCGGGCGGCCGGCCGTGTCGGAGGAGAGCCGGGCGCCGCGGGCCTGCGCGTCGAGCAGCTCGCGGTGCCGCGCCGGCGTGATCTCGACCGCGTCGGCCGGGATGCTGGCGTTGACGCCTTCGAAATAAAAGCCGCCGGTCTGGGCGCTCCAGAAACGTTTCATCGTGCGATCCTAATAGCCGTGGGCGCGCCAGGTGATCGACGAGCCGCCGCCCTGGTCGTTGAAGACGGTGAAGCTGCTGAGCCCCGTGCTGCTGACATAGGGCGGTTGATCCTGGGTGTTCTGGCTCGGCGTGCCGCCGTTGACATAGGCGTGGGCCCAGCTGTCGAAGCTGACAGGAAAAGCGAAGCCGGTGCTGGCGTTGCCGGCGGCGAAGCCGGTACCCCACATTTCCTTGTGGCCGTCCGACCAGAGACGATAACCGCCGGCCGGGCTGGACGATTCCGCGACGACACGGGCAAAGGCGGCGGCGTGGAAGCCGTCGAGCAGGTCCGCGTCCAGGCCGGAGCCGGCGCCGTCATTCGCGGACGTCCAGACGGTGCCGCCGTTCACGATCAGCGGCGCTCCGGGCATCAGGTAGCTGGCGCCGTCGAAATAAAGATAGCGAGTGCCGGCCGGGCCGTTCAGGTAGATCACGCCAGTGCCGTCGCCGCGATCGGCATAGACGTCGCGGAAGGTGACGTTCTGGGACCGAAGCGCATAGGCCGCGCCCTGCCGGCCGTCGAGAAGGTCCGCATCGAGGCCGGAGTCGGCGCCGTCATTGCCGGCGTGCCAGACCCCGAACCCGTTCACCTGCACGACCGACGCGAACACCCCGCCCCCAGTCGTGACATTGCCGATGCCGCTGATGTTGCCTGCGCTGTCGAGGACGAACCGGACGGCGTTGGCGGCGGCCGAGAAGATGCGAAAGAATCCGCCCGACACGAACGCCTCGAACCCGTTGACGTTGCTGCCGGCAGAACCGCGGTCGCGCAGCACGAGCGAGTTCGACGGACCGTCGGCGATCAGCTTGGGGGCGGTGATGTCGCCCGACGCGGCGATGTTGCGGACGCTGGCGATGTCGCCGGCACCGTCGAGCGTCATCCTGAGCGCGCCGCCGACGTACCAGCCGAAGGTGTTGGTGTTGCGGGTGAACTGGAAATAATCGCCGGCGTCCATGCCGAGTGCCGGATTGCCGCTCAGCGGCGCGAAGAACGTGTTGGTATCGCCGACGTAAAGCGCGGTGCCGACGGTCAGGTTTCCGGTCACCAGCGCGCCGGCGCCGTTCACCGTCAGCCGCGCGACGTTGCCGACGACCAGCGCGTGCGCATCGTTCGCGCGATCGAAGACATAGCGGTCGTTCGCGTCCAGGATGAGGACCGGGTTGCCCGAGCTCAGCCGTGCGCTGAACACCGGGTCGCCGCCGAAATAGGTGACTCCGCCAACGGAAACGTCCCCGGTGAAGCTGCCGGCGCCGGCGGCCGACAGGGTCAGGCGGACAGCGCCGCCCGCGCGCAGCACGAGGTCGCCGGTGTCGGAGCTGAGCACGGTGCTCGAGGGAGCAAATTGGACATAGCCGTAGCGGGTGGTGCTGGCGGGGTTGAAGCCGGCGATGAACGGCGCGGCGGCACGGAGGCGGATCTGTTCGTCGGCGCCGGTGCTGAAGGTCAGCAGGCCGGTCATCGTGTCGCCGGTCTTCCGGACGAACGAGCCCGTGCGCTGGTCATAAAAATACTTCATCGTCGCCGGCGTGATCGCGCGCTGGGCGTCGACGCCGGCGTCCGCTTCGGCGTTGGTCGCGATCTCCAGCACGCCGGCGGTGTCGATCGTGGCGGGCGGGTTCAGGAAATTGGCGTCGCCGAAGGTGATGCTGGCGGCATCGATGTCCTCGAACTTGACGTCGATCGCGAGCAGGAAGATCGCCGGCGCCGCCTTGGACAGGATCACTCCGGCCTGGCCGTAAATGGCGAAGAGCGTGCCGTCGGCGAGATACAGGGCGAAGGCGCGCACGTCATAAGCGGCGGCCGACGCGTCGACGACGATCATATGGATGGTGTCGGCGGAGACGGCGGCGCCGCGAACCGTCGCGATGCGGCGATGCTCGCCGGGCAGGGCGGCGGTGGTGGCGGACGGCACGACCGTCGCCGATGCGGAGAGGCCGACCTGGGCGATCGTCACCGCGTTGGTGCCGGCGGTCTGCGCGGCGACCAGGGCGGCGCGGCCCGCGTTGGTGACCTGGATGATGAGCGGATCGGACATGGGCGGTTCCCGTCAGGCCGCCGGCGCGGCGCAGGTGAGGCGGCGGAAGATCGCCGGGCGGGCCGCGCCGACGACGCCGATCGCGGCCGACGCTTCGAGCGCCTGGGTGAAGGTGAAATGCGAGCGGAGCGGCTTGGTGCGCTGCACGTCGCGGATGATCGCATCGACCAGGCCGGACGTGCCGGCGTAAAGGACGAGGCTAAAGGTGTGCGGCGTGCCTGGCGGATCCGTCTCCCACCATTCGCGGATCGAGAGGTCGGCGCCATAGGCCCGCACGACGTCGCGGACCGACTTGGCGGTGCCCTTGCGGCGGTGCACCGCGATCGCGACCGCGACGCGCTGGCGCTTGACCGCCTCGGGCCAGCTCGCCTCCCAATCCTCGATCGACAGCGACCTGCCCGCTCGAGCTGCTGCCCTGGCTGGCCTGGTCGCTGTCGATCGAGGATTGGGAGGCGAGCTGGCCCGAGGCGGTCAAGCGCC